TGCATCTGAGTAAGCTCACGTGCTTGTAGAGCTCTACCAGAATTAAATAAAATTCTATAATAGTTGTCGCTATCTCTATAGTCGTCTTTATACGTATCGCTAAAGATCTTATCTGTAAATTTGTTCGCCATTTAATTGCCTTACAGCTGAATAATAACTTTAATGTCTTCGGTTTGGTTTGGATCTCTTTCAATCGCAGCCCTATTATCTACATATAATAATGTTCCAGAAAAAGGTTTTACAGTAGATTTTGTAAATGCGTCTGTATCTGGATCATTTGCAGCTGAGTCAAGAATGCCTTCACCGTTACCATCAGTCTCAGTAATTGTTTCACCTTCGGTAAAAGTAAGAAAGCCAGTTGAATCAGATTGATGATACCAAACATAGTTTGAATCGACTTTATCTACATAAGCTCGTGCTGTTGACGTAGATCCTTGAATAGTTTTATCTTCAGTAAAACTTTGTGCAATAGAGCCGAACTTTAATTTATTTAACACATTACCAGCCAAAGAATTAAATAAATTACCAGATGATGCTGAATCAGTTTCTACTGGATTTTTAATAAGTCCAACTTGCCTAAAATCGTTACTTGTAATTAATGAATTATTTTCGTCGCCTTGAAGTTTGGTATTAAACATAAGAGCATTTGATCTTAAATCATCTCTTGCATCTCCACCTATTCCTTTAGAAGAAATTACAGCTCGACCATGAGCACCAGATCCACCGCCACCAGAAAAAGCAACTGATGCATAGTCATATCCAGCGCCAAAGGCCTTTCCGCTACCCGAATCGTTCATCTCGACTTTTACAACTTCTCCATTATGAATGGTTGCTGTAGCCTTAGGAGCTTTTGTTCCGTTGCCCGTAAATACAACACTAGGAGCTGATGTATATCCGCTTCCACCATTATTTAATTTAACTGCGACAACTTCGCCTGGTATAGCTGCATTTTGAATAGTTAGTTGTTCTTGTTCTAATGCAGGTGAAGTTGCATCTGCAGAGTCAACAAACTGTACAGGAATATAGTTAGCAGAAGTAAATTTAGTAGAGCGAAGCGCTGTTTGACCATACATATATTTCCATACATAACCATCAGCAGTCGTAAATGGAAATAGAGATGATCCTGCAGGCTTAACAGTAGAAGCAACTGCATTTCCTTGCGCATCACGCCCTTGTTGTAAACATATGAATACAGCAAGTTCATCATTCATAACAAAATATGAATTAGTTGGATAGCCTTCAACATGATCGTCATATCCAGAATAAATTGTGCCTGACGACCAGTTATAGCGAGGAATTACATATGAAACATCTTCAGCATTTTTCATTGCCTGCATATTATTTCGAAAGTCTCTTTCAGTTTTCGCTGTATTAGTAGGAGTCGGAGCTACATCTGTAGCATTCCAATCTTGCGATCTACCAATAGCGATATAGTATGTGTCAGATGAATCATTAACATCTGTAAAAAGATCATTTAGAATTTGTTTCTTAAATCTATCTGTAATAATTGCAACCATTTTAGATTCCTTAGCTCACTGTTCCGCCGTTGTTACCAATCAACTGCCAATTTCCACCATCCCATATCATCTGACAACCCTCATTGTTATCTAAAGCGATACTGGTTCCTGGTCCAAAATTGGCTGGAGTGATAGTAGCAGCACCAGCATTCTTATTTGTAAATATCTTATGTTCTCCAACAGTTGTACCATCAGCTACTGTTATTGTAATCGGAGTCGCTGAATTTGCGAGAATAAATCCTTTAGAAGTATCTGCAGCACCAGTAGACGTTATTTCACCTACCGAATATGCTCCCTTTTCTATTGTTACCGATCCTGTTCCCTTACCAGCTAAATTCAAATTAAAATTAGGATCTGAACCATGAGCAGATAAAATTGGATTAGCACCAGCCGCGGCATTTTGTATATCAATATGATTAACAGCATTTGCTACCGGAGTAATTCCAAAAACCTCAGCTCCATTAACATCTGCAATATAACCACTAATTTTTGGCTGAGACAGCGTTGGAGCTGTAAGAGTTTTATTTGTTAATGTTTGAGAGGCAGCAATTAAAGTAAGCGTATCACTATCTGATAATGTTGGTATATTAATATTATGATTCGCAGTCAATGAACCCGCTATAAAATTATAAGTGTGCGAAGCATCGTTATCTTGAACTTTTATACCGCTTACTATTGGACTAGTAAGTGTTTTATTAAGTAATGTTTGTGTAGCAGAATCAAGTACAATATTACCAGAGGCATTTGGTAAATTAATAGTATTATCTTGTGTAGGATTAGTAGCATTTAAAACTGTTTCATTAGCATCATCAGTTGCACCTTCAAATGAAATGCCACCACTAGCAACAGATACTATACCTGTTAGAGAATTACTATCTCCACCGAGTTTCTGATATAGCTCAACAAAATTTTCATTAATCTTTTGCCCGGCCTGACGAAGTGTATCACCACTTCCATCATTAGCAAATGTGCCAGTTGATATGTTCTGACGAGTCATTGTAAACCTCTAAAATATTTAATCTATTTATATCTAAAAAGATACGTATTCTGTGTTGACGGAGAGATTAATAGGCCTATGATCACTAAAAGGCCAATAGGCTATCCTATCACTACCATCTTGTAAATTTCTATTGTTAGTAAAGTAAGTTGTATTATTTGTATCGCCAATATACAATTCACCAGTCTTTGCATTATTTATGACCCATTGTCTAACCTGTGCTGGACTCATACCTGGATTCATTTGTAATAGAAGAGCACACATTCCTGCAACCTGTGGAGCAGCCATACTAGTACCAGTGTAATTAAGATATGTTGTGTCGCTACTATTACCACCGCTAACAATATTTGTTCCTGCTGCCCATACATCTACTCTTGGTCCTTTTTCACTTGATACCTCTGTAGCTTCACTACTAGAAAATAAATCACTGTCCATATTTCCAACAACTATTGTATCTGTACTTCGATTACTTGAACCTCTATTATAATATAATGGATTCCCAGCACTTATATTTCCAGTACCGACTGATCGAGTCATATAATTATTGTAATCGATACCACCATCAATATCTAGTTTTTGATATTGGTTTCCAGCCGACTTTGTAATAATAACACCCGCTTCATGCAATTCATCTATTTCAGATTCAAAACCATATATCGGACAATTCACTCTATCTGATACATCACCAATTATTGCATTAGAAGTTCCTGGTGAAGTTCCTACATTAGAACCTCTAAAATATATTCCAGTAATATTAGTCAAAAAAGTTTTATATCCCCAACTCATATTCATAACTGTAGGTCTTCTATGACCTGTTTGAGGATCAACTGTTTTATTTAAATGAAATTCTTTCACAGCATCAAACCAATATAGTGAAGAACCAATATAGTTAACTGGACAACTATACAACTGAGCACCTGGTGCCCAACCAACGGTCAAACCACCCATTGTTCCTAAAACGTGAGTAGCATGATTACCTGCAGCAGTAGAATAATTGATTGTGTTAGCACCACTCATATTAGGTAATGTATTCCACTGAAGCTGATTATATCTTGTAACACCATTTGAATCATAAAATTGTTCGTGAGTTGGTCTTGCAGTGTTTCCTTCGTGTACTACAATATCAACACCCGTACCATCCAAGTGACCAGTATAATACTCAGAACTTCTTGTATCAGCCGCCCCATTAGTAGGCCATTGATTAGTAGTTTCTATATGTCTTAACAGTCCCCAATTGTTTTGAGTGGTGTTAGGATCTTTTCTAATCCAGCTAGTTCTGTGGTTGACTTCGAAGTCTAACATATCATCATCCCACTCAATGGGTTCATGAACACTATTGACACGAGGATCATCTCTCAGAGTAACTGCTTCTTCATCTGTAAGTGCCATAGCAAAATGTCGTGTGCTACCGTTACGTGGCTCAACAACATCAACTGTTCGAGCTGGAACATAATCATTACCAGATTCAGCCGTCAGTTCATCTTTCAGCTGGTCTTTAGGTTGACCCTTTTCCATTGCTATGATATATGTTTTTTCTGACATAGTTTACCTATACGATATTGATTGTGTTACCCATACTTGAGTGTGCTGTACACTGATAATAAAGTGTTGCAGGTGCCGACATTGGAACAGTGAATACAATATTTCCACTACTTGCACCATTGTTTGTGACACCAGTATTATAAGCTGATCCACCACTACTTTGTCTTATCTGGAATGGATGTGAACCACCTGAGTTATTTACAAAAGTGTATGTGTCACCACGACGTAGATACAACACCGGATCATTAGCAGCTGTTGGAAAGAATCTACTATCAGCCGCAAAGACGTAATCGCTAGATCCATTAGCTGTCAATGTAAATGTTGCCCCAGGAGTACTACCACTTGATATTACATCTGTCCAAGCATTATTTTCATATGTCTGAAGTTTATTTGTTGATGAGTTATAAACGATTTCACCATTAGCAGCTGTCATAGCATTACGTTGAGTACCTGTTAAAGACGCAACTCTAAATCCACCACCAGAAACAGTAACAGATCCGCCAACTGACATATTAATATTAGACGATGATGTTAATGTTGGTGTTCCAGCAGTACTTGTTCGAATAGAATTAATAATTAGACCATCAGAATCAAACTTACCAACGTCTGCACCTTTGACTCGAATATCGATCTCATCGTCAGTACTTGCATGAAATGATGTATCACCATCAGCATCCATAATTAATTCAGCTCCATTCATATCTAGAGTTGAACCTTGAGCAATATACGTACCAAAATCACTAATTTGAGATTCTGTAATTGATAATGCAGCTTGATGGGCTGTTACATCACCTTGTGTTACAGTATAACCTGTTATATAACTTGATAAATCTGGTGGAGTATATGAGAACACACCAGAACCGTTATTATATGATAGGGAAGGTGATCCTGCAGCATTCGTAGAAACACTGAAATCTGAATAGGTCAGACCTCCGCCTCCACCACCGCCACTTGCATCGGCAGCTGCCACAAACATTTGTTGAGCCGAATCCCATTTAAGAATCTGGTTATTTGAGATACCAGACATATTAACGTCTGTATGTCCGCTTACACTACCAATTCTAGCAGAAACATAATTTGAATCAATAAGCGATATTGTTTTAGCTGAATCGATTCCTGTTCCTACGTCATCATAATCAGCTAGTTTTATCCAAGCTCCGCCATGAGCATAATAAGCCTTAGCTTCAGCGTGCACGTGAGCAAACATACCGTGATAAGTTGCTGCACTTGGTAATGCGCCGATCGAATCATAGTTATTTGAATATAATATTTTATTTGATCCAAAATCAATGTCTGAATCACCAGCCAAAGTATTTAAATGTGTATTACCTTGCGCAGTTTGTGCAATTGCTGTAACTGCAGCAGAGTCTAATATTGTCTGAGCATTATCTAATGCTTGTGCAATAGAAGTGACAGCCGCCGAATCTAAGTCAGCATTCTGCAATGTGGTAAAGTTGGCATCGAGTTCGACGTGGGTCAATGCCGTCCCTTTAGTATTTCGTAATGTGATTGCCATTTTTTACCTCTAAGTAAGTTCTACGTAATCTGAGTCGACATAACCAATTGCCATATAGCGTGGATTTCCAGCAGCTGAGTCGTAGAACCAGATTGCTTGATCCATTCTTTCCGCCGTGTTACTCATTCTCACACCATGCTGATCAGTTGAAGGTCCTTCTTCTCCACTTGAATAGAATGGTGCAAAGTCTTTTGCCGAATCATCAAATGTCGGCGAGTTAATATTCATTGTTTCTTCTACTTTGCCATAAGATGCAGCAAAGACGTCCGCTCTCATATCTTTATAATCACGAACTCTTGAATCAAGATCAATACGTTCTACCACTGTATCTGAATCTCCATCGTCCGGAAGAATACCGAGTGTTTCTACTAATCCATTTGGTATTGTATAATTAGCTACACCCTCAACAGCTAGTGGAGGCGGAGCCTCATCAATACTAAGTGGCATTACTAAAAATTGTGAATTAGTCGATGGTAATTCTAAAACAACTTCGCCACCTAAATAAAATCCAGCTGGATGTACAAACTTTTTATATAATACTCTCCATGTACTTAATGGAATAGATGATTTGATGAGAACAGAAAATATTTGATATAAAGCACCGTTTTGAATATAACGAAGCGATTCTGTTCCTATTTTTGATTCACTTACAATAAAAAGATTATTCTTTGGATATTCTATTTCAACATCTAATCCATAGAACGCCCGAAAAAATCCTTCTGCAGAATACTTTGTACCTTTGACTCTATAAAAATTTGCAAAGTTACGAAGTACTTCACGCGGCTCACCAAAATATGTTGAGTTAGCGCCATCGGCAATCGATGCAAATATCTGCTCAATATATTTTAAGTCTGTTGCTTCTAAATCATATAAACTATATAAATCTTGTAAGGCATCAATTGTTCCATCAGAATCCATATAATCATAATAACCTTCTAGAAAGGTAATCAGATTTGGATAAGCGCTAGCATAATATTGAGGTAGTACCTCTTTAATACTATATGATCGTAAATTTAAATTCGTTCTATTATAGTCTGGTACATGAGACATTTTAATATCCAGATGAAGGTATGCTTGGAGATCTTACATATGTATTAGCTGCACCAGTTGCAGATGAAGTTACGCCACTCGCTCCGCCAAGAGTAATTTCTGTTCGTTGCCTATCTACTATGCTTGTAGCATATGATGCACCTTCGTCTAAATCTAAAATATAACTTCTTAAAGGTCTAACTGTAGATTCATTAGCTGGAGTACATGTTATTTTAATATAATTTGTACCAGCAGTAATAGCTGTTGGTGCAAATCCAGTTAAATTAACTGTACCAGTTAGTGGTTCATACGATCCAATGTTATCGATTTCAACATTACCTACAGAGTCAATAATCTGTAGCTTAGTATCATTTAAAGCATTTCTAATAAAACAAACTTTATTATTAAAAATAAATGTAGACGATGTAACAACAAAATCTATTGGACTAGATGCTAACTCTACCGGAAAATATATTTTATATGATGTTGATTGTAATAAATTTGGAACAAATCGCTGTTGTAATTTTACTGATGCACGAGAGTTAAGAACAGCATCGTTAATATCATCAATATCTCCTAATAGCTCAGATCTTCTAAATATTCCACCAAATTTTTTCAAATTATTATTAACATATGATTGCATTTGTGAAAAAACAGTTGATTCTGTTGATTTGACAGTTTGTCCAGTTAAATTTGGATCAAAATTAAATGTTACAATAACTTCAAGAAATGTCGTTTGCGGATCTTCGAATACTGTATCAATAGAAAGAATAGAAAGATTATTTGATACATCTTGTACGATTGAGTTTTCAACTGCTGTTTTTTGTGCTTCAGTCGTACCATCTTCAAATACAAGAGATACATATACTTTACCAAAATCTGCTGGTACATTATCTTCACCGCCCCACGCAATAGCATCCGTTACAGTTGAATAATTTCTTTGTATTACTGCACGGTAGTCGTCAGCTGTTACAAGTCTTTGTTGTGCTGCAAAAGAGATAGGTGCGTTTTGTCGAATAGATTCTATTGATTGTCTTGGTCCACCGACACCAGATGAAGCAACTGTAGTAACAGTTAAAGGATAATTACCGACGCTCGGAACATTTACCTGAGCTCCTGGAGCAAATGTTGAAGCATTATTAGCTGCAGCTCCTTTACAAGACAAATATGTAACTATGATTTTATTACCAGCTTCCGGGGATTTACCAAATGATATACCATCACCAAAGTTTAATTCGTAATATCCATTCGGAGCTTCTGAGATTTGATAGTATCGTGACTGAGAATTAACATTTGTAGCAGTAGTAATTGGACTATAAGATACAAACGAAGAACTCGATGCTGTTTCATAAACATAAACTGCTGCGGTTTGAGTATCCATAGTTTCGTCTTGAATAACATATAATTGACGTTCACCGACATCACCTACAAAAAATGTTTTTTGTTTTTGTACGCCTTCGAATATCTGTATTGTACTTCCGCCATTTTCATTTAAAAATTGATAGAAACCTTCGCCATTATCTGTAGCTGTATAATCTTCTAATGTCTGAAAAGTATATGTCACATCATCGGCATCAGCAGTGAATGTATATCCAGCGCCTATTACAATAGAGCTAGGTCGACCTACAACGCCAGCAAGATTCATACTTAATTGTACTTCAGCTCTTGATGCAGTACGAGACCTTGGTACATATCCCAGAGTAGCAGCATGAGATACTACAGAACTTCTTAATTGCGCAGTTGTGAGAAATGATTCATTTAAAGCAAAGTTAGCAGTCAATGCATTATAATGTGTATTATATGCAAGTACATCTAAAATATTAGAAAGACCTGACGCTTCAAAATTATAGTCTTCAAATTCTGGTTGTTTTGCAAGATATGTCTTCAAAGAGTTTTTGATAGCATCAAAATCTAATTGAGTATTTTGTACTGTAGTTGCCATATTATCTCAGCCTTGATAAAGATGTGGTTACAGTAACAAGTTCGCCGACATTTGCGATACCGAATCGAACTGTTACGTCTATTGCGTTAGTATCTGGATTATCTGATACATCTATTTTGTCTATTATTGCTCTCGGTTCGTAATTATTAATAGAAGCAACAATAGCTTGTTCTATTTCAAAAGATGTACCATCATCCATATTTTCAAAAAGTGCATCACCAATTCCACCGCCAAAATTAGGTAGGAATGGTTTCTCTCCTGTTCCGGTCGTTAATATATTTTTTACCGCTTGCTTTACAGCAGCGGCATCAACTTTCTTAAATATATCTCCGTTTGTCTTTGCATTAAAAGAAAGATCTATGTCTACATAATTTTTAGATCTAGAAGTTACAACACTAGATGTTGATAAATTTCCGTCTTCTACTGCAAAGGCTCTTGTTGCTGGCATAATTTATTCCAAATAATTTGTACTATTTATAATGTTTAAGCGAGGATTTCTACAAGTTCCCCTGTAGTTTGTACTGATCCATTGTATAGTGTTTCTAATTGTTTACTAAAGTTCCCTTTATAAGTTGAATCAACTTCTGGCATTTGTAATATCACATGACATTCTAGAGATCCATCAACATTATATCGATCATAATCTAATATAATTTTTTCATATAATAAACTATCTTTCCAATAAACGGCTAAATCAAACATTGCCATATGATCAGGTATACCAGCACGATTGATTAATTGATATACAACTACTCGTCCTTTTGTCGCTAAATCATTAAGGCCTCCTGAAACAAGATTTTCTTCCAGACCTTTTTTATAAAGTCCTTCTACTACAATTAATCTTTTTTCTGAAAACTGTCCTAAATCAGTATTGACTGTATTCATTGCCATGGCTTGTAGATATAACTGACGTGCAATCTGTAATCTCTCAGCATCATCAGTAATATGATTCATATTTGTTTTTTCACCTACACCGCCTAAAAATTTTCCTATTGAAATACCTTTAGCTAGCTTCGTACCCGAAGATATAAACGGAGCATTATTTGGGTTATACACAGGATCTGGTACAATCTTTTTAATACCAGGATTTGGTTTGTAATATGAATTATAAAAATTAAAACTAGACATTATATGCTCCAGTCGGACCAATGACAGTAAGATTTTCTACTACAGTTGGATCATTACTAGCAGTTCTACCTATTTTACTTGGAATACCTTTACCTAAAGATTCTGGATTTAATTTATTTTCAGCTACTTGTTTTGCTGTAAACTCTTCATTATTTCTATTATTATCGTCTCTTAGTTTAGATCTAATTTCACCGGTTGTTAATGGTCTATCAGCCACACCACCAGACAAAGTAGTTTGATTGATTAATTTTTTTAATTCATTTTCTGGATCTACTTGTACATCTCGTATGCCGTATTCAGACGCTAGATATAAAGTCGCAACGTTTGCATCAGGTAAAACAGTAGAAGTTGTATCATCTGGGAGCGGATTACTAGGAGTATTAGTGATTGACCCTGCAGATCCTTGAGAGTTTTCACTATATCCTTGAGATTGTGTAATAGTTGAAGTTGTAGCGGTTCCGTCTAGGTCTCCTGTAAATGTTGGAGCAGTCATATTATTTGTAGCAATAATATCTGATGCTCGTATAGTATGGACATTAATTGTACCTGATCCGCCTGCACCATCACCAACAAAAAGTGTATGACCAGCGTAAAGGTTACGAGCATACATAATTGTTTCTTCGCCGCCAATTGTTCCTTCCTCGCCAGTAACCATTAACTTATTAGCAAAAATATTTGTATCAGGTGAGGTTAAATTCTGTCTAACTTCTGAAGTTATTTGCTGTGCACCTGATGAGAAGATTCCGATATCACCTTCGACTGATTGTTCAAAATTGCCCTTGACCGCATGTGTATAACCGCCAAGAGTTAGATCTGTTTTTGATTCTAAAACTGTATGATACTGATGACCTTTGACGGTTAAGTTATCCTGAAGTGCAATGTTACCCTTACGCGCTCCATCTATCTCTGAGATATGATCACCACCAACAATTTGTAGTTTGTTGCCTCCAACGCTAAGATTATAATCACCGGCTACATCAACATTTAAATCGCCTTGATATGTCATATGTGCATTACCTTCAACAACTACATGCTGATCGTTTCCTGCACTGATTAGTACATCAGACGTACTGCTAACAAAAACTGTACCATCAGGTTTTATTTCTATTCCTGCTCCTGACTGATGTCTAACAAGAATACGTTCATTTGTAATAGTATCATCTAATTCTATTACGTGTCCGCCCGGTGTTTCTATTACCTGGTTTTTTGGATATGTAGAATATCGTCTTTTTTCTTCTTCTTGTGGTGGAATATAATTAAATACTGGCTCACCAGACACTGCTCCACTGGGAATACCGTCACTGCTTATTCCTACGGGATCTGCATTACTAGCTACATATCTTGGATTTTTTACATATTCATCTAGAATATTTCTTTTTTGTAATGTAGGTATACCGCCATTAGTTGCTAAGTCGTTTCTTACTAATCCACGAGAAGCTTTATTAAGTGAAGATTCATAGTAATATTGAGAACGCGGATATACCCCAGACGGGTCTTGATAGCCACTAGGATAAACACCTTCATCGTATATTCTATTACCAAATCTCTTTTGTCGATCTAGTACGTCGTCATATTCAGTTGTCATTATCCACCTTCCCGTCTTTGTGCTGCTATCTCTTCTGGAGTGAGCGGAGGAGTAGTACCAGATGGCGATGCATTTATTTTTCCAAATTTAGATCTTACAAATACAGGAATAGGAAATCCAGGATCTGATTTATTTTGTGGATCAGTATCATTATGACCCCATGCTTGACCGCCAGGCCATACTTTATAAAAGGCATTGAAAAACATTTTAAGTGCTTTCATTTGTTCATCATTAAGAGACTCTCTACCATATGGAGGATTAGCTAATCCAGAATTTGAATTAACAGTGTATCCACCAACAAAAGCTATACCAATACTATACTTATTATGACCATTTGCTTTTGCGTGTGCTCCTTCCTTGTTGATCGGACGGCCTCTTTCAATAGTACCATCTTTTCTTATTACATAATGGTATCCGCAACCGTCCCAACCCTGTTGTCTATGTTGGCTATGAATCTCTTCTGCTCCAATATCTTGATTCATAAAATGAGCAGTCCAATGAACAACAACTTCTGTTATATCACGTGTAGCAGATCTAAATTCAGCTTCTAATTCTTCTGCACCATTTACACGCGTAAACTTATATCCACCGTCACTAACAGATACTGGCTCAGCACCAAAATATTCTCTAGCAGCTTGTCTATCAGCTTCTGATGCATTTGGATTCTGTAGTATACTCATTGCTTCAGATTCAGATGTCACGGTTAGTGTAGTATTTACTGTTGTGTTTGTTTGAACCCCGCTTCTATAATATGCCTGCGCAGCCGCTATTTCTGCATTAGTAGAATTCTCATTTTGAAAAATACTATTTGCTTCAGACTCAGATGTTACCTTTATCCCTGTGCCACCAGTTTGTATACCGCTTCTATCACTCATTCCCGGTGTGCCTGGAGTATAAGTCTGATCATCCGGATCTTTCCACGTTTTAGTCTTAGACCCTTCCCATTTATTATCATTTTCACCAATACCAAATGGTGAAATTTGTTTAGAGCCAGTATATGTGATTCTAGTTGAAACTTTAGTATCAATGCCAAGTAAAGTTTCTTCAATAAGATTATAAGGACTACTAGAATTATTTGAAGTTAATAGTATTGCTTCTGCGTATCTTCCTTGAGATAATAAGCTTACGATATTTTGATTTTCAAGTGTTTTAAGTTTATTACCTGTCAACTCATCAATAAGTGTCCCTATTGGTCCTGCGCTAATATCCATTACCGCTTGTAGAACCGGAGCAATTGCAGTACCTATTTCCGTATCTACTTTAGAATTAAAATCAGAAATAACTGGAGCAAGTACTGCACCTAAAGATCTAGATAATCCAGCAGCCACAAATTGATCTGCATTTCCTGCTGAATGTACACCTTGTATAGCTGATACTAATGTAGTTACATCTTTACCGGTTGCTTTTGATAAAAGATTACCAACAGCAAGACCCGAACTACCTCCATAATAAGATTTTAAAAATCCTGCGGCAGGACTAGATCCGGTCAAAAGTGTAAGAGCCGCTGCGGCCGTTAATACATTATTGACATTAGCATTACCAGATCCTATTCCTTCAAAGGCATCATCAAATACTTCTGATAAGCTTTCGCCCGCAACAGTTTCAGTAAGTTTAACAAGTGCTAGTCCCAGTAATATATTTTTAAATTGACCAGAATAGTTTTCTATTTTTGTAACAGATTGAAACCCGTTTAACGTTTGCCCCACATCTGTTCCTAAACTGGATGTATATTTAGAATTATATTCTCCCTCTACTGTAGGTGCTGCATTACGAAAATCTGCGGTACCTAACCGTTG